CGCAGAACAGATGGTTAAGATAGCCAAGCGTTACCGTGTCGTTATGACCGTACATGACTCCATCGTGTGTTGTGTTAAGGATGAAGAAGTTAGTGAAGCCCGTGAATATATCGAAGAGTGTATGCGCTGGTTACCTGAGTGGGCAGAAGGACTACCGCTAGACTGCGAAAGCGGTGTGGCTAAGACATACGGAGACTGTGAGTGAAAACACCACCGTGGTCGTTCAGCAGGATTAAGGCATTTCAGCAGTGCCCGAAACAGTTCTACTACGAAAAAGTTATTAAGAAGTATCCGTTCAGACAGAACGCGGCGACTATCTACGGTAACCAGTTTCACAGAGCAGCAGAGAAATACATACGTGACGGCGAGGACTTAGATCCTCGGTTTGAGTACGCCAGAGACATGCTGGACGTGCTTAACGCCAAGAAAGGCGAAAAGGTGTGTGAAAAGCGTATGGGGCTTACAAGAGATATGGAGCCTTGTAGATTTGGCGCTAAAGACGTGTGGTTTCGCGGTATTGCGGATCTGCTAATTATTAACGAAGAAGATGAGCTGGCTTGGGTCATAGACTACAAAACTAGCAAGTCAGCAAAGTACGCAGACAAAGGGCAGTTAGAGCTTATGTCTTTAGCTGTATTCGCACACTACCCAGAAGTTAAGACAGTGCGAGCAGGGTTGCTTTTCGTTGTCAGTGAGGACTTAGTTAAAGACCGATACACTGTAGACGACGAAGAGAGCCTTTGGGCCAAGTGGATAGACCATCATAGAGATATGGAGTTGGCCTTCGAGAACGATGTTTGGAATGCCAAGCCTAGTGGGCTATGTAAAGGGTGGTGCCCAGTGGTTGAATGCTCACATAACGGGAGAAACTAATGCCGTATAAAAATCCTAAAGACCGTAAGAAACAAAAGAACCCGCCTGTCGGCAGTAAGGCGCATGAAGCACGAATGGAGAGACAGCGTGCGCGACGTGCTATGGATAAAGCTGGACGCGATGCCAACAAAAATGGCAAAGCTGACAAGCGTGAAGGTAAAGATGTTAGCCACAAGAAGATGTTAAGTAAGGGTGGCAGCAACAAAGACGGCGTGCGTGTAGAAAGCAGGAGTGCTAACCGCAGTCGTAATGGACAAAGACCAAGACGTAGGTGAGAGAAGAGCTTAGGGGTGTACTCATGGGCGTGGGTATCGCAGCGTCCATATACCTCGTAGCGTACCTTATCTACGTATTCAGCTAGGGCCGAGAGATGAACACTCTCTCCTGCACGTTGCTCAGTCCGTGTGCCCGAAGACTGAGCCTTTTTTTGTGGAGAAAAGATGCAAGTAATAGACAACAAAGCGTTGTTGCTCAGACTACGTGACCCTCAAAAAGTCACGAATATAATACCGAAGAGTAAAGAACTTTCAGACAACAGAGTCGTTGTTAACTGGGGCGTCGAAGAAGCCCGTGTACTAAAGAACTTAGGTATAAACGTACCTTCACCGATAAGCACACGATACGATTGGACAGGTAAGTACTCACCGATGAAGCATCAGAAGACAACTTCTGAGTTCTTCACTTTGAATCAGCGTGCGTTCTGCTTCAACGAACAAGGAACGGGTAAGACAGCCAGTGCAATATGGGCCGCTGACTACCTAATGAGCAAGGGGTACATCCGTCGCGCTCTAGTGATATGTCCGTTATCTATCATGCAGTCGGCTTGGGGAGACGATCTGTTTACCTTCGCCATGCATCGCACGATGGACATAGCATACGGATCTTCTAAGAAACGCCGACAGATAATCGAAGCTGGTGCAGAGTTCGTAATTATAAACTACGACGGTGTAGAGATAGTGTCTGATGCTATAGCAGCAGGGGGCTTCGATCTTATTATTGTGGACGAAGCCACACACTATAAGAACCCGCAGACTAACAGATGGAAAGCCCTCAATAGGCTGCTTAAACCTAATACTTGGTTGTGGCTGATGACCGGCACACCAGCAGCGCAGAGTCCACTGGATGCCTACGGGTTGGCAAAGCTAGTAAACCCGTCCTCTGTACCACGATTCTTTGGTTCGTTCCGTGATCTAGTCATGGTCAAGGTGACTAACTTTAAGTGGGTGCCCAAGGAGACAGCCACAGATACGGTGTTCAATGCTTTGCAGCCAGCCATACGGTTCACAAAAGATGAGTGTTTAGATCTACCAGACATGGTGTATGTCAAACGCGAGGTAGAACTGACACGGCAGCAGAACAAATACTACAAAGAACTTAAAAATAAGATGACTATGCAGGCAGCGGGGGAGCAGATAACTGCCGTGAACGCAGCCGTGGGCATGAACAAACTGCTTCAGATCTCAGCCGGTGCTGTCTATACAGATGATGGCGAGTCTTTGGAGTTCGACATCAAGCACCGATACAAAGTACTGCGTGAAGTCATAGACGAATCCAGCAAGAAGGTGCTTGTGTTTGTGCCTTTCAAGCACGTCATAGATGTTCTCTCGGACAAGCTGAAAGCGGACGGTATACCTACCGACATAATTCGTGGTGATGTGTCCGGAGCAAAGCGCACCGAGATATTTAAGAAGTTTCAGAATACGAACACGCCGCAGGTTCTGGTTATACAGCCGCAGGCAGCAGCGCACGGTGTGACGTTGACCGCTGCGAATACCGTGGTGTGGTGGGGGCCAACCAGTTCTCTGGAAACCTACGCACAGGCTAACGCACGGGTTCACAGGCAAGGGCAGGATCACAAATGCACTGTGGTACAGCTACAAGGTTCGTTTGTAGAGAAGCGAGTATATGCGTTACTAGATAGTAGAATTGACGTACACACAAAAATGATAGATTTATACAACGAAATCCTTGATTAACGCATTGCTTGTAACTATACTGCCTTTCTTGGTATGTGGAGAACCAAAATGGCAGAAGATATTGAAGGTCTTTACCCTAGACTTATACGCACGTTCATAAAAATACGTGACGCACGTAGCGAAGTTAGGGCTGCATGGGAAGAAGAGGATGCTAAGTTGGAAGCCCAACTGAACATCATAAAGGAAGAGATGCTGGAGTATTTCAAGCGGCCTGAAAACAAGGGCGCTACGAACTTCAGTAGTGCAGAAGGTCAGTTCATACGAATGACCAAAACTAAATACTTCACAGACGATTGGAAAAGTTTCCATGAGTTTATCGTGGAAGAACAAGTGCCGGAGCTTCTTGAGAAGCGGGTAGCACAGGGGGCTATGAAGCAGTATCTGGAAGAGAACCCAGACAAACTGCCGAAGGGCTTAAACACAGTGACTGAGTACACCATTCAAGTAAGGAAGAAGAAGTGACCGAGCCGTATGTTGAAATAGAGAAAGTTGCAGACCACTACAAAGTGTCTCTGTCTACTATCCGTGCGTGGATTCGCAACGGGCAAATACCCAGAGACGGGTGTTACATAAAGATAGGTAAGACCTACCGATTCAAACTGTCTGAAGTGGAGAAATCTGTAGCTAGATTAAATTCTGCAACAGCTTCGGGTATTTCTGCAACAGAAACTCAAGATATATCTGGGATAGACTCTGCCGTGGGCGATGTTGTCGCTGATCTTGATGAAGATATGTGATGTCTGACGGTGTTTTCAGACGCATAAGTATCAGAAACGGACAGTTCCGTACCGTGGTTCACGGTAAAGAAACTTTGATTGATTCTGAGACGTTAGATGTGACCATAGTGGACGCAGCCAAGCGTAGTCGTATGTTCTACGGCGATGCTTATAATGCTCAAAGCACGTCGGCTCCGATATGCTGGTCACCTGATACGGAATACCCAGACCCAGAAGTACCCGCTGACACTAAACAAGCTACTCGCTGTATGGATTGTCCGCAGAACATCAAGGGGTCAGGTAGTGGTAGCTCCCGTGCTTGTAAGTATTCGCAGCGATTAGCTGTGGTTCTTGAAGACAACTCGCAGGAGGTTTACCAGTTGCAGCTACCAGCAAACGCTTTGTTTGGTAGCGCAGAAAGGGGATGGTTGTCGATGCAAGATTATGCAAAACATCTGCATAAGCATGACACCTCAGTCATAACTGTAGTCACACGAATTCGTTTTGAGGACGACGGTTATATACCAAAACTTCGGTTTCGCCCTGTGCGGGTGTTGAAACCCGAAGAACTAGAAACGGCTGTACAGATGGCCCAGCACCCGGATACCGCAAGAGCGTTAACTATGTATAAACCTTTAGAGGAATCTACATCGTCGTTCGAGCAAGTAGATGGGTTTGTGTTTGACGCAGCAAAAAATAATTAGGAGAACTAACGATGCACATTATTAAAAATGTAACCGCGCACTACCCACACTTGGATCAGCCCTATAAGTGGAGTGACGCGCAAAATAGAACTATGCCCTGCTCGTACAAAGAAAACGGGGCAGCATACGATCTACAGTGGATCATGTCTGGTGGCGAAGCCAAGCAGCTCATGGCAGCTATGGAAGTGGCTTATGAGGAGAAGAAACAGGATGGCTGGCCTGCCAGTATAGAGATCCCGTTCAAGAAGCAAGAAAACAAAACGTGGATGCACAAAGCCTCGTTGGAAGCGGCTTATAATGGCGAAGAAACTACACCACCCAAACAGTTCGATTCAAAGAACAACGAGTTACCTAAAGACTTTAGACTAACTACAGGCAGCACTATTAACGTGCAGGTGAGTATGCACCCTTGGTCTAGGGACGGAAACTCTGGTGTTAAATTACGAGTTCGCCAAGTACAGGTGTTGCAGTATAAGCCAGAGCCTGTACGTGCAGCGTTCGATGTAGTCGAAGACGGTTTCACTATGGAAGATGCTGGCGGTAGTGCGTTTACAGCGGTATCAAACGATGCATTTGAAGCACCCGCAGTTAATACTGCTCCCAGCGATCCCTTTGCTGACGAAGAACCCGAAGAGCTAGAGGTTGTGGAGGAACCCAAAAAGGCTGTAAAGAAGTCCAAGCCTGCCAAAGCCGAGAAGGAAGCGATAGCCTCAGTCCTTGACGACTGGGACGACTAACCGCTAACAAAAAACCGTGGCTAGTATCTACGAAAAGGGCGTGCCGATGCCCCTGCCACGGTGTCTCTCGGTTTTGAGTAAGCATTATGGATACAAAAACATTCTTGCAGAAGGCGCTACGTGGTGACGGCAGGTACTGCCTATTTGCTGCACGAAAGTCAGACCATGCAAAAGATCAAAAATTCTACGACTCTATAGACGAGATAGAACAAGCTGCACGCGCATTTGATGCCGATGGGTATGATGTTTATTTTGCGCTTGCTGTGCTAGGCGAAAGTGATAGCCGAAAGGTAACTAACGTCAAAACACTTAGCTCGTTCTTTTTAGATCTTGACTGTGGCCCCAGCAAAGACTTCCCAACACAGGCAGACGCGCTTAACGAACTGAAAGAGTTTTGCAAAGCGACAAAGCTACCCAAACCTTTCATCCTTGATTCTGGTCGGGGCGTACACGTTTATTGGTTCCTTACAGAGCCAGTTGCCAAAGACGATTGGATTCCTGTAGCAGGCAAGCTCAAACGCTTGTGTGCAGAATATGAGTTCGCAGCAGACCCAGCAGTGACAGCCGATGCTGCTAGAGTTCTACGTCCAATAGGCACCCACAACCACAAAACTTCACCACCATCGCGTGTGGATCCGCTATTACAAGTAGCTCCCGCAGAAGTTGACTTTGATAAGTTCAGCGAATTACTAGGTGGTGATTTAATTCTACCTCCTAAGAAGTTTGCCCCATCTGCTCCCAGTGCTTTGATGGAGTCGCTAATAGGCAATACGGAAACATCTTTTAGGCGAATACTAGAGAAGATAGACGACGGGCACGGATGCGAACAACTGCGGATAATCTACACGGATCAAGAGAACTGCTCTGAGCCTATGTGGAGAGCGGGACTGTCCATAGCTAAGTTCTGCTCCGATGGTGACAAGGCCATACATAAGCTATCAGCAAGGCACCCAGAGTATTCAACACACGGCACGGTCGAGAAGGTAGACCTGATAAAGGGGCCGTACCTGTGCACCAAGTTCGATGAGTTTAACCCCAAGATATGCAAGAACTGCAAGCACTGGAATAAGATCAAATCACCAATCACTCTCGGCAACACGATTCTGGAAGCCACCGCCGAAGACAACATAGTAGAGGCACCATCAGCTACACTGGCAAATGCGGATGTGCAGACGTACACCATACCACCGTACCCGAAGCCATATTTTAGGGGTGCCAGTGGCGGCATCTATATGCGGTCAGTTAGTGTTGATGGTGAAGTAGAAGAGCGCAGTATCTACCACAACGATCTGTATGTAGTTAAAAGAATACGCGATGCAGAAATAGGCGAAGCCGTATTCATGCGGCTGCATCTACCCAAAGACGGGGTTAGTGAGTTTACTATACCTCTTACCTCTGTTACGTCCCGCGAAGAGTTCCGAAAGAGTATGTCTATGCGCGGTGTAACCTTAACTAGAATGGATGAAATTATGCAATACACAACCACTTGGGTTAACGAACTACAAGCTAGAGAAACGGCTGACGAAGCACACCGGCAGTTTGGTTGGGCTGGTAAGGACATGGATACATTCATACTGGGCAACCAAAAAGTTTATAGAGATCGTATAGACTTTAACCCTCCTTCTTCCGCCACCGTTCCTTTATTTCCAGCATTTGACCCCAAAGGTTCTCTCGACGAATGGAAGGAGATGGCTAACTTCTTAAATGTAGAAGGGCAGGAACCTTATCAGTATGTGATGGGGGCTTCTTTTGGTTCTGCGCTAATGGAGCTTACCCCTGTAGCTTGTTCTTCGTTACACATACATAGCAAGGATTCAGGGCTTGGTAAGACCACCGCACTAGAAGCGGCTCTTACAGTATGGGGAGACCCGAAAGAACTACTGCTAGGCAAAGAAGATACATACAAAAGCAAGATGAACAGAGGGGAGATATACCACAGCATCCCGTTGTTTTTGGATGAGATAACAAACCTCAGTAGTCACGAACTTAGTGACCTAGCGTATCAGTACGTTAGCGGGAGACAGCGGCGCAGGTTAGACAGTAACTCCAGAGAGAAGTTGAACGGTATTCCGTGGAGCTTTACGTCTATAACCACAGGCAACGTCAGTGTTATTGAGCGGATAATGTTGATTAAAGATGCGCCGAAAGCAGAGGCACAGCGGATACTTGAGTTCAAAGTAGATCGACTGTTTAAGGACTCCGCTAGTAAGCTGCAAACCGACAAGTGGACGCGAGAAGTGCACAGCAACTACGGACACGCAGGGGTGCTGTTTGTTCAGTACGTTATGAGTAACCTCGAAGAAGTTACGAAAGAACTAGAGACAGTACAACAGCGTATAGACCGAGAGGCTGAACTAACATCAGAAAACCGCTTTTGGTCAGCAGGTGCAGCGTGCACCATGACTGCGCTGGCGATATGTAAGCGCATAGGATTACTACAGTACGACACAGAGCGCGTCCATAACTGGATAATACGTCTGTTGAAAGTGAACAAGAACACTGTCCACGACATGCAGGACTCCGTGGAGCAGACACTAAACGACTACGTGCATGAGAACTGGAACAACATACTGTGGATACGTAGCACGGAAGACAGACGTGGTAAGGCGGACACTGGATTAGATGAGCTGGTTGTGCCAGACGCTACACCTCGCGTAGGGCTAGTGGCACGATACGAAACAGACGTTAAGCGGCTATACCTAGTGCCTAAGTCTTTGAAGGCTTGGTGCATAAAGCAGCAGATAAACTATGCTTCTTTTGTAGAAGATATGAAAAACAAGATGGGCGCAAAGCGCGTGCAGAAACGACTCAGTAAAGGCACTCATATGAGATTAACGCAGCAGAGTGTGCTCATGGTGCAGTTTGACGTGGAAGACAAAGAAGATGAGTATGTGAGTGACTAAAGGAACTGTAAGCAGAGGGGTTGTCAAGAACGACGACTTAAACCCTGATGGCGTGCGGGTGGTTATCAGTTGGGATGAGATGGTAGTGGGTGCTTCTATATTCGTACCCTGTATCAATACCAAAGGAGCTGTCGAAGAACTTAAACGTATCTGCGATTCTAAACAGTGGGAGTCTCGCATCTTAGTTCGGGTGGAGGACGGTAAATTAGGAGTGCGTATGTGGAGAATGCTATGATAAAGTTCGCTTGGTTCTCCACGACCACCCACCTCCTAGTCAGTCTCTCCCCTGCGGCTAGGGGGTGGTTCTCTAATTATTCATGTACCAAGGCTGATACTCTAGTTCTTCTTGCATATCTTGTGCGTACATACGCATGGTAGGCGTAAGTGTAACTCCGTCGTGCATGGTCAAAGAAGTTCTAGCGTGCTGTTTCATTGACCGCTCTATCGTATCGGTTGTTATGATTGCTTCTTTACCTTTATCACTATGCCTACGGTTGTGCGCTATTATTTCGTTTAATATATCGCTTGTGTTATCGCCTTGACGCAACGCTATGTAGTATCGTTTTAGTAACCTACTCTTCTGCCTAGATACAGTCTTTTGAATCTTCTTGATGTCTTGGTTACGCTCTTGTGCGTTGGTGTATTTTGCGGGAGCAAAACCAAAAAACTTAGTTGCTATTTCACCAACATTAAAGTCGTCGGTTATAGGATCTCCGCGACGAGTCTTAGCACCTTCAGTAGCAAACCTTTCTGCTTGTAGCATGTTTCGGAAAGCTGACGGCAGCATGGACTCTACTCCGCGCCTAGTTTCGCCGTTACTAACATCGCCTATACCGCGAGCTATGCTTGATGCGTAGCCTAAAGAAGGGCCACCAATAAAGTCTATGAACTCTTCTTTAGCGGACTTGTTAAAGTCATAACGGTTGTTACCGAGGATCAGGTTAGACAGACCGATACGTGCTGCAATATCAACTTCAGCTCCTGCGAAATTAGTGAGGTATTGTACACCCCCTCTATACAGAGGATCACCTATGAACCTACGAGAGAGTAGATCAGCGTCCTCTTCATCATCCTCTAAGAATAGATCTGCGATACCTTGGAATATACCAACCAGCGGTATGCCTTGTATGCCTGCTATGGCTGCTATGGTGCCGTTACTAGCTATAAATTGTTTCATAGCTATGCGACCTTGCTCTTCTGATAAGCCATACTCTCGCGCTTGTTTTAAGGCGCTAGCCATCATCTTGAACTGATTGTAGTACATAGTGAAACCGTAAGTCTTGAACATCATAGCCAGACGGCCTACAGGCGTGCTCTGTGCGAATCTAGGCGCTGTATTGAGTGCAGATCCACCGTTCAACTGCGATGTATCTTGCATGGCGACTTGCGTAGCTAATGTCTTCTTTTCAGCATAGGACAGTTTATCTTCACCCTTAGCTTTGTCTGGGTTGTTCTCTAGCCGCGACATCTCTGTCAAGTAAGAGGCAACCACCGTCATCTGCCTATTACCTCGCTCTACTGTGTGAAAAGGCAGTGCGCTCCACTTAGTAAGGTTTTCATAGAACCTACGAGGCAAACTACCCTGCGGTGTGCCTGCCATATCTGCGCCCATCTGGTCAGCCCATAAGGAGCGAGTCAAAAAGCCTCTGTTTTCTGCTTCTTGTACGACGGGCATAAGTTCTTCTAAAAACTGCCGTTTCGTTTGGCCTTGATAGTAATTAGGCGTATCTAAATCTGGTAGATCGTTTCTTAGTTGTAACTCTCCGTCTTTGTTGAGTAGGTAGTAGTTATCAATGGAAGGCGTGTATGAATTTATGAAGTTTTTATCGCTAGTAACCACATCACCATCGCCGTAAGGCATAACTTGATGCTCTATAGCACTGCCGGTGAACATCCTGCGTGCAGCGTTCATAGCTCTAGTTGCTGTCTTAAAATCTGTTTTACCTTGTAGGAACGGCACAACAACTGCTGGTAGCTGAAATGCGTTCGCTATGGTAGACGCAGCGTTGAACCCCATTGTGCCGAAGAAGGCTATGCGGTTAAGTTCTTTAGCGGCGTTGTTGAAGAAGTCATCCGGCGGGTTGATCGTAAGTTCTTTGCGAGCCTCTAATTCAGATTTTAATGCTTCTTTGAAGTTATCTGATATTCTACTTCTAGGCGCTGCTTTTAAGTCCTCGAACACCTGCTCCAAACTGCCACGTATGTTTTCCGCAGATCTCATGTTTGCCGCACGTCTAGCCATACCATAGCCCTTTGTTCTAAGGGCATACAGAGCGTCATCTTTAGCACCAAACTTATCTTCTCGTTGTTTGAATGCTTTCAAGAAAGAGGATTCTGGTAGTGCAGATACGAACTCTTGCACGATGCTGTTGATGGTATCTGATTCCACCCCAGCCTGACTCAACGTGTTTACCATCTGAGTGGCAAAAGCAGTGGGCGGTGCACCGCCTTCAAACTTCATGTTCTTGTTGCCGTTGAACGGCTCTATACCAGATACAGTGAACGTAGCGCCGTCCACCTCTATGGGTTCAGCCTCCCCCCTCGCTATAGCTAATAGGTAGGCTTGTGCTCTGTCCCTAGCGTTGGGGCTGGTGTATGCCTCTATGACTTCTTCTGGTTGCCCTTTTGTGCCGTCTGGATTAGTTGGAACCACAAACCATTTAAGCCAGTAGTCACCTTCCCGCGCTAAAGGGAAGTAAGGATCTACCATGTTCTTATCTAAAAGCCGCCTAACTATAGTGTCTTTTAGCTTTGCAGCCTCTGTTTTGTCTGCAACAACACTATCTATACGAACTTCTAAACTCTTTCTCAAATCTTCTAATATGTCTTTGTACGTATCTCGTAGCTGTACGTAAGCAGCCTGACCATCAGGGCCAAGTTTTTGGTACTCAGCGTTTAGTCTCTCCCATGCCGCTTTTTTCTTTGGTGTTTTATAGCTGGACTCAGGCTTAGATGGGTCTACACGATCCATAGTGGAGTCAGTGGTAAGCCGATTGAATATGGTCAGTATGTCTCTATCTGGAAACTGCTTTCTAGCCGCCTTTAACTTACGCTCTATATCCGCAGTGGTAGAGTTTAGTCTCTTGTTTACCGTGTCTACTGCACCGTTAGAGGTTTCTATAGCTCGCGTAAAGTTCTTTATTGATGGTATGTTTATAACGTCAGCTACGTCGTTAAACGCACTGTTATTAAGGAACCCAAGTCCTATGCCCTGTACGCCCCGCGTGCCCTGATCTCGCAGCGTGCTAATAAAATCTACAGCTTCTACAAAGTCTTGTTTCGGAACTCTGCTACCGACACGAGACGCATCTCTTGCTGCGGCATCTATTGCCTTGCCAACCTTACCCTCTTTGGATGCCATAAGTAACTGACCTGCATCACGGAACTCAGGGGCAGGAGCTATTATGGTTTCTATGAGATTGTCTATATCAGTAAGACTGTCCTCTTTGCTTTTCTTGGGTGGCGCACCCAGAATTTTTCTGACTATCCGGTCAATGATGTCAGCCACTTTACGTAGCACCGAAGGTGCCTTGGGGGTAGACAGCAAGGCAAGTTCAGAACGAAACTCGGGGTTGCCCATGTACT